ATTACATCTCTAACTCTTAAGAAATTACCCGGAGCTATGAGGCTTAAGTATAACGAGTTTATGGATGAGGGAAGCCTTATAGTCATGGAAGGAACACTTTTAGACATGATGGAGGTTTATGAAGATCTCGACCACCATATAATAAATCAAGGATATGATGTTAGATGTTTTGGGTTTGACCCATACAATGCAAAAGAGTTTGTTGAACGATGGGAAATGGAAAATGGTCCGTTTGGTGTTGAGAAAGTAATACAAGGAGCTAGAACAGAATCCGTCCCGTTGGGTGAATTAAAAACATTAGCTGAAGAAAGGATGTTATTATTTGATGAAGAACTTATGGTATTTTGTATGGGTAATGCTGTAACATTAGTCGACACAAATGGAAATAGGAAATTGTTTAAAGTCCGTGCAGATCAGAAAATCGACAGTGTTGCCGCTATGATGGATGCCTATGTCGCATATAAAGCGAATAAAGATGCATTTGAATAAAGGAGGTGGTTTGATGGTCAATAATTTTATTGGTAGATTACAACATGCTTGGAATGCTTTTAGGAACCGTGATCCGACAGGGCATCAATATGAGTACGGTCTAAGTTATGGTAGTAGACCAGATAGAATGCGAATGCGTTTTGGTAACGAGAGGTCTATCGTATCATCTATATATACAAGGATAGGTATTGATGTGGCAGCCGTATCCATACAACACATACGACTAGATGAAAATGGCAGATATGCCGAAACTATAAATTCTAACTTAAATGAATGTCTTACGGTACAAGCCAATATAGATCAATCAGGTAGGGCGCTCATTCAGGATATTGCGATGTCAATGTTTGATGAGGGAGTTGTTGCAGTTGTACCAGTTGACACTACGCTTGACCCAAACGAATCCGGTTCTTTTGATATACTGTCATTAAGGGTTGGTAAAATTCTTGAGTGGTATCCGAGGCATGTTAGGGTTCAATTATATAATGATAGGGTAGGACGTCGTGAGGAAGTTATATTAGAGAAGAAATTCGTGGCTATTATTGAAAACCCACTTTATGCAGTAATGAATGAACCAAACTCTACTCTTAAACGATTAGTTCATAAACTAAATCTTCTTGATAGTATAGATGAACAGAGTGGTTCTGGTAAATTAGATTTAATTATTCAATTACCATACGTAATAAAAACTCCTGCTCGTAGAGAGCAAGCAGAACAAAGACGTAAAGATATAGAGATGCAGTTAGCAGGTTCTAAATATGGAATAGCTTATACCGATGGTAGTGAAAAGGTAACACAGTTAAACCGACCAGCTGAAAACAATTTAATGACGCAAATCGAATATCTAACGAGCATGCTATACAGCCAGTTAGGTATTACGGAGAACGTATTTAATGGTACAGCTGAGGAAGCTGAAATGCTGAATTACTACAATCGCACAATTGAACCTATTTTGGCTGCAATCACTGATGCTATGAATAGAACATTTCTTACTAAGACTGCAAGAACACAAGGACAAAAGATTATATATTTAAGAGAACCATTCAAACTCGTACCAGTTAATAACTTAGCTGAGATAGCTGATAAGTTTACAAGAAACGAAATCCTAACATCCAATGAGATAAGAGCGCTGATAGGATTCAAACCAGTGGATGACCCTAAAGCTGATGAATTAAGAAATCCAAATATTAGTAGGGCCAAAGAGGAAAACTCTGATATCCAGGTTAATCAAGAACAAGAAAAATCTATGAAAGGAGAGAATAATTAATGAAATTCGACTTTAGTGGTTACGCTACAAAGAATAATTTGAAATGTGCTGATGGTAGAACTATAAAACCTAATGCGTTTAAAGATAGCGATGGCCAAACTGTGCCATTGGTTTGGCAGCATGTACACAATACACCAGATAATGTGTTAGGACATGCTCTATTGGAGAATAGGGATGATGGAGTTTATGCTTATTGTAAATTCAATGACACCCAAGCTGGTAAGAATGCCAAACTCTTAGTACAACATGGTGATATAACTGCATTATCTATCTTCGCCAACAATCTAGTGCAAAAAGGAGCAAATGTAATCCATGGGGTTATAAGAGAAGTAAGTTTAGTTCTAAGCGGTGCTAATCCTGGGGCATTAATCGATAATTTGAGTATTGCTCATAGTGATGGTTCATATACTGATTCCGAGGAAGAAGCTATAATCTATACAGGTTTAGAAATAACAACTGACGAAATTGAACATGCTGATAAGAATCAAAATGAGAGTAAAACAGTTCAGGAAGTTTTCGACTCATTAACAGAGGAGCAAAAGAATGTAGTCTATGCCATGCTGGCTGAAGTAATAGAAGACGACATAGAGCACTCTGATGAGGACGAAGATGATATTTTAGAACATTCCAATAATGAAGGGGGCAATAATATGAAGANAAACGTTTTTGATCAAGATTTAGATACAGAACAACAGGAGACATTAAGCCATGACCAAATTAAAGCTATAGTAGATGATGCTGTAAGATATGGTTCATTTAGAGATAGTTTCTTAGCACACGCACAAGAGTACGGAATAGAGAACATAGACTTCTTATTCCCAGATGCTAAGTTAGTAACGAATCCACCTGAGTGGGTTAAGAGAGATACTACATGGGTGGCAGGAGTTCTTGGTGCAGTTAAGAAGTCACCTTTCTCTAGAATAAAAACAATGCATGCTGACATAACTGAAGATGAAGCAAGAGCTAAAGGTTACATTAAGGGTAATGAGAAATTTGAGGAAGTATTTCCTGTATTCAAGAGAACAACATCTCCAACTACCATCTATAAGAAACAAAAACTAGACAGAGATGACATTATCGACATCACTGATTTAGATGTTGTCGCATGGATAAAGATGGAAATGAGAATGATGTTGGATGAGGAAATTGCAAGAGTAATTCTTATTGGTGATGGGCGACAAATAACTGACCAGGACAAAATTAACGAAGAAAACATAAGACCAATAGCTCATGACGATGACTTATACAGTCATAAAGTTAAAGTTGCACCAAATGTTTCAGGAGCGACCTTAATAGAAACAATGATTAGACATAGAAAACACTATAAAGGAACTGGCACACCAACACTTTACACAACAAACCAAATATTAATTGATTTGTTATTAATTAAGGATAAAATTGGTAGAAGACTATATAATAGTAAAGCTGAATTAGCCTCTGCATTATTAGTTAAAGACATTGTTGAAGTAGAAGTAATGGAGGCCAAACCTGAACTATTGGGTATATTTGTAAATCTTAACGATTACACATTAGGCGCAGATAAGGGTGGTCAAATCTCTATGTTCGATGATTTCGATATAGACTTTAACCAGTACAAATACTTGATGGAGACTAGAATCTCAGGTGCTTTAACAAGACCTAAATCGGCATTAGTATTCTTAAGAGATCAAGGCACAGAAGTGACACCAACAGAACCTACATTTGTTGACTCTACAGGTATTGTAACTATACCTAGTAAGACCGGAGTTCAATATCTTGCTGACGATGAACCGGTATCAGCTGGAGCAATGGATGCTATTGAGAAAGGCGCAACTGTTACAATTACAGCAGAACCTAAAGAAGGATATTACTTCCCACATAACACATTAGCAACTTGGGAATTCACCAGACCAGAAGACGACGAGGACGAAGATGATATTTAGGAGTGATATTTCATGGCAAAGTTTTATGGGGTAGTAGGCTATGTTGTTAATGAGGAGACTGTTCCCGGTGTATGGGAAGAAGTTGTAACAAAACGTCCGTACTCTGGTGATATTCTAAAAAACACTAATCGTTGGCAGCAGACTCCTAATCTAAATGATGATATTTCTATATCTAATCTTATTAGTATTGTTGCCGACCCCTTTGCCTATGAAAACTTCTTTAATATGAAGTTCATAAGATGGATGGGAACCTCATGGAAAATCACTAACGTGGAAGTCCAGAGGCCACGCCTTATCCTAACAGTTGGAGGGGTGTATAATGAACCGTAGATTAGAACTTCACCAAATACTGGTTGATGTATTGGGGTCGGGCAATGTCTACTTCCAACCCCCTGCATCAGTACAGATGAAATACCCGTGTATAATTTACGGAAGAATAGGTTTAGAGCCTAAGTATGCAAATAATAGATTGTATATGCACAAGAAGAGATACCAGGTCACTGTTGTGGATAAAAATCCAGATAGTATAATACCTGGAAAGGTTTTAAAATTACCGTTATGTAAGTTCGATAGACATTATAACAAGGATAATCTAAATCACGATGTCTATACATTATATTTCTAAAAGGAGGAGTAATATATGTCAAATAAAATAACTTATCCAGATTTTGGTTCTAGAAGTATGAGAGTTTTAGAAGCATTGACACCTCTTACTGGCGCCGCTGCACCAGCAGAGCATGCATCTTTTGTTGGTCAGATCTATGTCGACACTGTTCTTGGTAAGGGATATATAGCCATAGCAACTGACTCTGTCAATGCGGCAGACGATTGGAAAGAAATAACATTTGCTGAACAGT